TTTATTTTGCTTTGCAAATTTTTCTATTTTTTCTTGTATTCTTTCTAACCAGTTTTCTAGGTTTCTACCTCCTGCTAAAAAATATCGTAATATTTTAGCTTGAGGATATTGTGCTATTTCTGTGACAACAGCACTTTCTACTCTGTTATCGTTCCAACTAATAAATAGTTGCATACGATCATTAGCTAATCCGTATAATATATCTTTAATATTATAGGTTTCATCTAATGCCTTCTCTATTAATGGAGCAACTTGACTCCATATAAATTCTAAATCTTCACTAGGAACTCTTGTAACTACATTATCCAATAATGGTGTATGCGAGGTTTTGATCTGCGTTGCTTGAACTTGCATGAGTTAGTGTGGCGCTCCCTTCTGCCCTAGCTGACACATACATTCCATTTAATCCTGTTCTTCCATTAGCTGTAATGGGCATGAACAAAATTATAGAATTACCACCAAGTCTTGCGTCTGTAAGAGTTGTTGTTGTTTGACTTGCTCTTAGTGTGACTGTGCCTGTGCTATTTAATTTTCCATTAATCGTATTGTTTAATGAAGCTGAAACTAATCGTAAATGCTGTGCAGTATCAGGAATAGATAAAGGTACTGTAGGAAATGAATTGTCTGCCATTATCTTTTACCTTCAGGTCTAGCTTCTATTTCAACACCTGACATAGTATTAAAGTTTCCTGTCACATTTACACGAACTCTATGATACCTACTTGTTGATCTTAAAGGAACTGAACCATCTGTGTTATTAGATACAGCAGTTCCTACTGTCACACTATTAAGTTGTGAATCTCTTTTAATAGGAGTCACAGTAACAGTTGTGTTAGCAGTTCCATCTACAATCGGTCTGCAATTAATTAGTGTTGATCTTTTTTTTTCAGCACCTTCAAACTCTGTTGTGTCAACTGTTGCTGATAAACTTGTTGCAATAAACTTTCCAAACAAATGAGAGGAATCAAAACCAGCAAGACCAACAATACCTTCTCCATAATAGTAAGAGTCTAATGATCTTGTTAAGTTATCTAACTCGCCAAACACATCTAAACTTTCTAATGTGTTAAATGCTTCTTGAGAAGCACCAGCTATAAATTCTAAATCTTGTCCTGATCCTGTACTCCACTTATCTACTGAGTAATTATAAATTAATAATTTGTTATTGGTTGTTCCTGTAGCACCTGATCCACGATAAGACCATACAGCTATAGAGTTGTTAGGATCTATTGCTGAACAAATACCATCTAAGTTAGAAGATAAACAGATTTAGGAGCAAAAGCACCTACATTGTCTGCAATTTTGTTAAAGGTAAAGATTAATGGAGTACCTACATATTCCATTCTGTAAATAGCTTTCTCAAAGAATATAATTCCAAAAGATTCACCACCTACTATTGCTTGGATATTACCATGTGTACCCACTATGTCTTGATACCCTGACTGAGTTGATTGGCTGGGAGTCCAATCAGAAGAATCATTTAAAGCTGACCACTTCACTCTTTGGTTATAAGTAGTAGAACTTTCTGTTGTATATCCAGCAACAACAAAATCTCTAATAACAGAAATATATTTTGCTTTGAAAGAAATTAAATCTGAAAATAAACTATCTGTTCCTTGATTAAATTTTTGTATATTATCAGCACCATTAGTTGCAATAATGTTTGTGCCAAATTGTGTAAATGCCCAAAAGTCTCTAGCATTAGAAGTTGTAGAGTTATTGTAACCACCTGATTTTGATTTGTTTACAAAATCGCCACTACTATTCATTTGGAATAATCTTGTTGCGTTTCCACAATAGTTCGTCACACCATCACTAAGAAAAGCTGAAAATAATCCAACTGCATCTAATGGAGCAGATGAACCTTCTCTTGTTAAAGGGGTTGTAGTTAAACTTTGAAATCCTGCTAGTGCTTTATATCCTTTTTTCAAAGGCACAACATTATCTACTTTTAATGCACCTGTATTTTGGTATGCAGGTAAATCAGCTTGTAAGTCGCCAAACTCTATCATCTATGCTACCTGTGTTGAGGACATTTGTAGAGGCGAAGATGTAGTTGATCCTTTAGATGATGATTCATTAGCATTTTTTAATGCCTCTTTATATAAACCTGCCCATGTATTTATTCTTTCATCTTGCATTAAAAAAGGTGCTGATTCTGCTAATGCTCCATAAAGATATAGTTCAGGATAGTTTGTAAGAATGTCGTTTGTTGCATTACTGTCTGATAATGCAGTTAATTTTTTATAATGATTTATTTGTAATGTGTTTGCAGCATCAGGTTGAACTCCTAATAAAATCTTTGTTCCAACTATAGTAAAAAAACTGGGAGTTCCTGATGTTTGTGTTGAGTTATAGCTGTTATAAAAATCTGTATTTGCCATAAATCTTAAAGTAGTAAAAGGATCGTTTTGATAAATAACAGTTATGGCTTCTAAATACCCTGTTGGTAAATCATAACTTTGCGTACCTGCAACTGTAGTAGTTGAAGTGTTAATTTCTACCATTTCTCTAACTCGTAATTCTCTATTTAATCTACTTTCTGCAAGAGTAATAAAATCTCCTAAATAAGAAGTTAAATCATCTCTGTTTAAATAAGATGCTATTGTAGTCTTGAGATTAGAGTATGTAGTTATTGCCATTATAAGTTTCCTGTATATATTCTAAAATGTCTGTTATCTGAGTCGTTTAACCATTTAAAAAATCTTGGTTTATCTAATACTTTTCCAGCATAAGTTAAAATGCCTTGTTTAGCTAATTGATGAACCACAATATTTGGGAGTCTCGCAACTCGATAACCTTTCTCGTTTTGCATTACCTTAGACTTATAAGCACCTTCATTTTGTGCAAGTTTGTTTGCGTCTAAGATTTCCTTAATTGATGCTGAGTCTTGATAATTTTCAATGTGCATTTTCTTTTCTGCATCATCATAAATTAAATTAGTTTTGACAACTGAGCCATCATTAGGATCATTAAGAGAAAATTTCTTAGCCATCTTACTTAATAGCTTTCATTATCATTTTGTCGATAGTACCTTTAACAGCTAATCCTTGATTACTACTCATCTTGAGCATTGGATCAAATTTTCTATCACCCATCATATAAGTAGAAGATTGTTTTTTATTACTACCTTTATTAATCATAGGCTCAGATTTCAAACTGTCAGATACAACTTTATATAGTTTTGAAGTGTGTTTTTTATTTGTAAATACTGGCATTTTGCCTCCTTGTTAATGTAAAAAGGGAGGGCATATAAACCCTCCCTGTCCTTTATCACGCAAATAAATTATGCGTTTAGGTTAAATATTCCGTATGATGCGTTAGGTGCTTTTGCACATAGAGTCCACTCAGCTAAGAGTAGCTTCTTGTCAGAGTCACCAGTCTTTGCAAGATCAGTAGTTTGGAATGGTCTTAAAAAGTTTACACTCCACATATCCATTTGAAGGATATCTACTCTACTTGCGATTTGGAATCTATCAGGAACGAAAGCAACTTCGCCAAAGTCTGATACATAAATATCAGTTGTTCCAATAGATACTTTATCAGTAGCATCTTTGTATTTAGTTGCAACACCATTAAATGCTGAAGCAGTTTGTTTATGTGATGCTGTCATTAAAACAGTATCAGGTGAACCACCATTAGTGAAACATACTAAAAGACCAGCTTTTAATAATGCCTCTGTGTAGTCTCTTGCAGTACCACCAGCGATTGCAGCAGCACCAGTTCCTAGAGGAACTGCTGAAGGCGATCCATTTTTAGAGTAGTTGTTAGTTGGTGATGCTGGGCCATACCATGTGCCTACAGATGCAGACTTTCTAGCAGTTGAAGCATTACCAGCTACTTTAGCTTGTTCTACTCCGATCATGGAGCTTTCCATGTCTCGCTTGAGTTCTTTACCCATTTTAGCTAGTTGATAAGCCATTTGCTCACCCATACCAGCATTATCTACTGATGAATCTGAACCTGAAATGGTTACTGATTTTGCAGAGATTTGAGTATAGTTAGTTAAACGAGAAGTATCTGCTCTTGCTTCTCCTGTATAGTCGTCACCTTCAACTTGTGCGTTGGTTGTACTAGCAGCAGTAAGTGAATCTGTCTGCCATTGATGTAGTGTATTTGTAGCTGTACCTTTAGATGCGTTACTCATAAAAGGAGTTTCAGTTGGTGAAATATTGTAGATTACATCAGCTAAATCTTCTCTTATAGGGTTAACTAAATCATAAGTGTCCAGCGTATTTGTCGGCTGTGCCATCAAATATCCTTTCTTTAGTTGTTATTAAGAGTACATCTCTTTAAGAATAGAAACTGCGTCTTGCATTTTTCCTGATCTTTTAAGAGTTGCTTTTTTAGATTTCATACGTTTGACATCATCACTATCATCTTGAACTTTAGGACTAGAAGAACTGACTACCTTAGAGACTTTAGTTACTTTTTTATTTTTAAGATTAGCTTTTTTTAACTTATCGTAACGATAAGCATTAGCTAACATTATAACTGCTCTGTGATCTACAAGCTGTGATATTTCCTGATCGGAATAACCTAAAGATTCCCTTGCAAAGTTAGTTAAGTTTTTAACAAACTCAGGGCCTTTATCTTTATCTGCATAGATCGGTAGTTTCTTAACAAGAAGTTCTCTTTGCTGTTCTAAATAATTAGAGTATGTTCTATTATACTCCTCTTGTTTTTCAGCTTGGATTTTTTCTTGTTCTTTTTGAGCTAATTGTAGTGCTTCTTTTCTACGATCTTGCTCTGCTTTTGCTCTTACATATTCTGCTGGATCATTTTCATAAAGATTGTTTAAATCTTCATTTGATGTTTCAGCTTGTTTTAATTGTTCTGATAATACTTGAAGTTGTCTTTCGTATTGATCTCGTTTGATTTTTGCCTCCTCAGATTGCCTAGTAAGATCATTTTTTAATTGATCTACATTTTTTCTATCTTTTGATAGCTTTTCAGTTTTCTGAGTATAATCTTGTTGTCGAGAATAACCTTTTCTAAGTTCATCAAGGGTGACTTCTACTTCCTGTCCATTAACAGTTATTTTATAAAGTTCCTCATTACTATCAGTTGTTTCTTCTGCTTCAACTTGATCTATAAGTTCAGGATCATCAAAAGTTTCTTCGATATTCGTTTCCGAGTCGCTTACCTCTTTTTTTGATTCTTCACTTGCAGTTTCTTGAGTCTTAGAGGCTTCTGTACTAAGTAAGTTGTTCAAGTGTTCTGCTGCCTCTCCTATATTGAGAGACTTGGGCGTTGGTGCAACGGATTCAGTTTGAGTTTCCGTTGCAGATTCCATTACTGGTTGTTCTGCCATTAATTACTCCTATTTTTTTATGATTTTGCCTGTTTCCATAACAGACTGTAGTTGCATCACAACGAGTTCTAACATTCTCCTCATAACGAAAATGTTTTCCCTCTGTTCTGAATTTTTGAGATCACTATTTAACCATTCTTGGTTTAAATCTGATCGAATTTTGTTTACTGCTTCTATAAATAATTCATCTTCTAATATTCTTTTTGCCTTATCGCTTCTTTGTATTTCTTTATCTGCCACGAGTAAATCCTGCTCTACCAGTTCCTCCTACATTCATAGAAAATCCACTTGTACCTAAATTCTTTTTGTTTCTTTCTATATTTCTAGCAATACCAGCTCTGTAAGCTGCATCATTTCTAGTTCTGTTGCCTCGTGCATCTACTGATGTTAAAGGAGAAGTGTATAATAAACCACCTGATAAATCTTCTGCTATTGGAGAACCTCCACTTGAAACATCTGAATAATCATTATTAACAGCCGCTTCAACAGCTTCTCCTACAGTTATATTTTGACCTTGTGGTGTTCTTTGAGCATTAGGATCTAATAAATTTCCTGATACGTTTCTGTAATATTCTTGGGGTGTAAATATTTTGAATAAATCATTACCTACGGATTGACCATAAGCATTATCTTCCATAAACTTTAATGCGTCATTGTATTTATTTAATCTTCTTTTTTCACCACCAAATAATGCATCTAACAAACCACCACCAATATTTAAAAATGGATTAGGAACACCAGCACCTAATCTACCTATGTCAGGATCAAATTTTAAAAATGTACCTTGTCCTAGTCCTTGAGTTATATAATCATCTAAAATATTTGATGCACCATATCCTGTATTAGGATCATTACGCATCTTTCTTAATATATCTTCATTAGTGTCAGTTTTATCTTCACGATCACGATTGTTTTCTTTTTCTTCAGGAACTAAAACACAAGATTTACTTAAAGGATCATAAACTCTGTTTTCATCAGGAAATAATGCACTACAATTAGGGATAGTGTCTTTAGGATCATCAGCAGGTGGAACATATGGATCTACAGGTACTATATAAGGATTTGTAGAGTCTGTTGTTTGAAAATTACCTGTTAAAAATTTATCTATTATTGCCTGTGAGTTAGAAGGCATATTTGGGGTTGCCATTATCTTTTCATTCCTTGTTGTAATATTTGTGTTGCTAGTTTTTCTTTTTGTATATCTTTAGCATCATCTTCTTTAATTAATTGTGTTGCTAATTTTTGTTGATCGAGTTCTAGTTTTTGTGCTTTTAGTTGTAGTTCAGCTTGATCTTTTTGTTGTTGTCTTTGTAAATCTGCTTGTGCTAATTGTATTGCAGGATCAGGTTCTTTTGGCTTAGGAGGAGCAGGAGGGGTATTAGCTGGATTGTTAAAGAACTGACTTGCGTCTTTGTAACCAGCATTTTCTAAATACTTCTCTAAGGTGTTATAAATCTTTTGAGGATCAACAATACCCATTCCACCAGCACCAATTAATTTTTCTTGTACTGCAAGAACTCTGCCTAAGACTTCTAGTTTTTGATCCATAGATCCACTACCTAGTCCTATTTGAACTGTAGCATTGTATCTGTGTACCCATTCTCTCGGATTCATAGGAACAAACTTTCCTCTTAGTTGAATAATGCGTTCTTGATCTTGGTACTTACATACTTGAGTTAAGATACCTTGAAACATTCTTTTAATGCCTTCACTAAAGTTACGAGCATACAACTCTATTCTTTGAGTAGATGCGTTCATCATTACATTTGCACTTGTAGCTGTAGTGTGAGATTTGTTAATAGCTTCTGAGTCTAATCCCATTTGAACTTTAGAAACACCTGATCTAGCTTCTCTAATTTCATCTACCTTACCAATCATAGCAAGACCTTCTTGCATAAAATTTGGTGCTTGGAGAGGTGTTACTGCATTAGGTGATTTAACTCTAACAATACCACCTGCTCTTGAGTTTAAGATGTCATCAATGTTTGCTTGACCATCTACTACAACTGTTCTTGCGTTATTTTGTAGATAAGCGTTATTAAGTGTCTGTCTAAGGAGAGTAGTCTTAATCTCTTGAACATCGCCAATTAAATCATAAATAGATAAACCAAAAAATCTGTGTGGCATGGGAATTGCTGTGACCATAGCAAAAGGGATTTCTTCAATCGGTTCGTTCTCTAATATATGGTAAACATTTTGACTAGAACCCCCTACAACTATGTGTCTTAATTCTGCAATTCCATCATTGTCATAATCACATTTCATATAACAATCTGTGACTGCTACAACTGTCAATAATGGATCAATGTTTTGAAAATCTTGTGGAGTTGTTTGATCGTCAAACGATCTTCTTGTAACTGCCTCTGTATTATAAATATCTTCATCAGCAGGACCTAAATCATTGACTAATTTTTTATCAAAACCCATATCAATAAGCTCTGATCGTGTTTTAAAAACTCTTTGACCTATAAAATTAGAATCTTCTATACTGGTGGCAGTTTTACTAATAAGCATAGACTCAGGTGGAACATTCTCCACGCAAATTTTTCCGTAATCTTTAACTCTTTTAACTTTGACATTAAAAGTTTGTTCCATTTGATCTATATTATCGTAATCAAGTTCAGTAGCAGTATCTTCTACTTCAATAACCTCTACTTCAGGATCAGCGATTAATGATTGATATTCTGCACCTGTTAAATTTTCGTAAGATTCTTGTTTTTGCTCTTTGGATTTTTTCCAGTAGTATTTTACAAAGCCATTTTTACTTATTAAGGCATCTTTAAACATAGTATGTAGAATTGAGTAGCCATTATTATCTTTCATAAAGATATGATTGATGTAATCACTTGCCTGATCTGCGTATTGCACATCTTCAGGTCCTTGTGGCTCAAATCTAACTATGCTTTCGCCTTGAGTAAAGACTCTCATCATAGAAGGTAAGATACTCTCTACAACTTCTAAGACATCTTGTGATCTTACTTGGGATTGTCCTTCGACTTCGTTGCCTAATGGCTCTCCTAAGTAAAACTTTAAGGCATTTTTTCGTTGTTGAGATAATTCTCCACCATAAAATCCAAGAGAGTTTGTAATCTCCTGTCCTATAAGTGATTTGAGTCTATCTTTTGTTAATTTCATTTATACTATTCCTAATCTTGGGTATTTAATTTCTGTTGACCAGTTCTTTGTTTCTTGTAATCCTGTGCAAAGATACCTAAATGCGTCTGCACTATGCGAAGTCCAGTCGTGTTGTGGTCTATTTTTAGTTACACCTTTGTCATCTACTGCCCATTTGTATTGTCTAAGGGCATCTAATCCGTCTTTTGTTTTTTCAAAGTCAAAATAACATCTTGATAGTGTCATTCTAACTGCGTTGATTCCATCTTCCACACTCATCTTGGGTACAATGCTTGTGCTAAGTCCTAAACTTTGTGCTATTTCTACTCTTGACTTACCAGTTCCGATCTCTCTGACATTAGCGTCATGGGGTAGATAGTGTGTATCGTACACATACCCTCTATCATCAAGAACTCCTGCGTAATATTCTAGTGATTCACCACTATCTTCAAAATAATCTATAAGGTGTATGGCAGTTCCTTTTTGCTGACAGAACCATATAGAGGTTTTATCTGCCATTCCTAAATCCCAAAAGGTAGAAACCTTTAATGTAGGATCATAAGGTACAGAAGTTACTCTTTTGTCGTCATCAGCTTTATTTAGTCCTTGCGAATAGATTGCACCTATAGCAGAACTCTCGAAACTACACTCATATTCTGCCTCGTATATTTCAGGAGGCATCATTGATTTAGCTTCAGCTAATTCTTCTTCTTTAACGACTTTAGTCTCAGATGCTTTAAACTTTGTGGCATACCATTTATCATTATGGAGTCCATGATTATACAGATCAAAGAAGGAGTTATGACCTTGAGGAGTACCAATCGCAATCATAAATCCTTCACGATCTGATAGAGCAGGGCGAATAACCTCTGTCCACATCTTCGGTGGCATCTGTGCGACCTCATCTAAAACCACTCCATCAATATAGAGTCCTTTTAGCGTTTGAGGGCGTTCACAACCCAATAATTGAATCCTACCTCCATTGGGTAGTTCTGCTCTTAATTCCGTCTCGTGGTAGTCCATATTGGGTAAAACAGAGGTATAATACTTGAGGTAATCCCAAGCTATTCTTTTTGCCATTGAGTAAGTCGGTGCTATATAATAATAACGAGGTCTCGGTAATGAACATTGTAGGCACTTCTTAATCAATTCGTTTACTGTCAAGACAGTCTTTCCAAATCGTCTATGACAGACAAGAACATTAAATCGAACTAAGTTCTTGTGAATCTGTTGTTGTAATTCTCTCGGCTTATAAGGAATTGTTATGGTGTTCATTTATCACCCTTCTGTTCCCCCTTATATATATCTTGAATCCTTGCTACAGTTGAGTCTTTCACTATACCCTTACCTGAATGTTGTTTGACTGGTGTCTTTTCATTCATCTCTTTTACAAAGATAGCAAAAGGATTTAATAATGTTTTTTTAGACTTTTTTGATTTCTTTGTTTTCATAATGGTCTCCACATAGGAAGTAATACTGCATATACTTATCTTTCGGCACTACTGCGAAAGATCCAAACTTATGACACTTTGAACATCTTTTGTATTTGTCTGTTTGCTCATGTGTCCATGATAGTATTTCATTTAAAGAATACAAGCGTTTCATGCCTTTAGAGAGTTGTCCTTGTGTTGTAATCACTCCATATATATAAAAAAATGTCTGCGTGGGGGTGTTGTCATATTATTTCTACCTTGTTGGTGTAGAGATATTCTAAAATATATGGCTATAAATATAGATTATTAATATTAGTGTTCAAAATATGGTTAGAAATATATATTTGTTCTTGTTTCTTAGTTCTTTTTGTTTCTTTTAAGGGAAATGCTGAATGTTTTTTATTCATTTAAATTATTTTTACCTTTAACATTATTAATCTTAATACTAACCCAACATAAACGAACAATATCAATGATTTCTTTAACTATGAAGATAGTTTTATCTATTATCTTTCTTATTACTCTATAACTAAGATCATTAGTATAAGTATTCATTATTGTATTAGTTCTTATTCTTTCTATGTAAGTTCATTAAAATTGACAGAGTTTTTCTTTTCTTTCTTTTCCCCGAAAAATCCCCGTTTTTAGTTTTATATTTCAATGAAGTTAAGTTTACCAAATTAGTTTAAGCTATCTCTATGGCTCTTAAAACAGGTTTTTATTCTTACTTATTTTTAATTATCCCTTTTTATTCGTTTTTATTCGTATATTTACAAATAAATACTTTTGTATTTTGTATAAATCTGTATATTAAAATCAAGAAACGGAGTAAATAAATATGAAAAAATATAAATATAAGTTGATTATTAAACCTGTCTTTTCATTAGATGAAAAATCAATTACTATTTTTCATAGTTCTAATATTAATTTATTTGATGTTAAAAATAAAAATTTATCAAAGAATAAATTAAAAACTTTAAAAAATAAATTTGATAAGGAAGTCAAAGCAACTTTTAATGACCCATTTTTTGATATTACTTCATATTCATATGAAGACGGAACAAGGAATGGCTTATAGGTATTTATAAAAGGGCTTTTTGCCCTTTTATCAATATCTAAGATATTGAGAAAGCGAGTTAAAATGATTATGTTAGAATATAGAGATAGAGATACAAATGACATTAATTGTATTTGTTCTTTATCTGAATTTGTCGAAGAAAATAATTATGATGATTTAGAGGAAGATATTTTAAAAATAAAAGGTGCTAAAGTTGGAGATATTGTGGTCGAAGATCATGCTACTATTGTAAGGAGAATAATATGAATTACTATAAACAAGACGAAATAAAACAATACTTCTATGATTATATAGAAGAACAAAACAAAGAATGGATTGTAGATAATAAAGATGATTTACATCATCATTGTTTTAATACTGACTATTACATCATTGGAACTTATCAAGCTAAACAATGGCTTGGAGATCATGCCTTTGATGTAATTAATATTATTAAAGATTACGAACAAGACAATTTCGGTCAAGTATCAACAGATTTATCTTGTGCTGAAAGTGTTGTTAATATGTATGCTTACATAGTTGGCGAAACTTTTGTTTATGATTATGTTAATCAATTAGAGAGCGAGGTTGCATAATGTCTAAATATACTTTGTTTATTCAAACGAATGATAATACTCAATCAGATTATGAGATGAATCATATTAATTTAAGTTTGTTAGAACTTAACAAAAAAATAAAATTATATTCTTCTTATGATTGGATTGTAGGATTTCAGATCGTTAAACAAGATTACGAACAACCACAACCTTTTTTTAATTAGGTATTTATTTAAGGGCTATTAAAAGCCCTTAGATCAATATCTAAGATATTGAAGAAAGCGAAATAATATGAATAAAACTTATACTTTTCATTCAGATCCTTGTCATGGTTGGTTAGAAGTTCAAAAGAAAGAACTTGAAGAACTAAACATATTTAACAAGGTATCTAAACATTCTTATATTAATAATGATCTTGTTTATTTAGAAGAAGATTGTGATGCTAATATTTTTATAAATGCGTTTAAATCTAAATTTGGCGTAAATCCAAAGATATATGAATCTATAAAAGATAATTACGAGATCAGATCATATTGTAGATTTAAGAAAGATAGTTAATAAAATGTTTCTACAAGGATTAGACGGAGCCGACCTTATTTTATTGGTTGTATTCTTTTATGTAGCTTTTAAACTTATTAAAAGAGCCATTAAAGAAGATAAACAAGAACGCATTAATAATATTAAAGTTTACGATTATAGAGAGGCAAACAATGGAAATAGAACACAAAAAAAGTAATTTAGAAATAATCGCTGATCGAATAATGATTGGTTGTTTAGTTTCTAAGTTTTTATTAATAATTTACACAATATCAACAGGAGGGTTTTAAAATGAGTAAAAGATTACTAGATTATCTAATATTAAAATCAATGTATTTTTTATATAAAATAGGATTTATTGAAAATTGCACTTGGTTTCCGTTTCATAGTTATTTGTATGGAATATTTATCCAACAAAAAGAACTGCACGAAGTAGAAGAAGATAAAATAATATCTCTTTTAAATGAACTAGAAGAAGAAAATAATAAAAAAGAGGTGAATTATGATTAATACAACAGAAATAAGACCTACTACTCTATCATTAGAATTTGAAGAAATAATTAATAAGCTAGATGATCTTCAATATCAGTTAATAAAATTAACTAGTGATGATTTAGAGGTAAAAAAAACATTAGATAATTTAATTAGTAAACTTGAAGTTATAAAAGAAGAAAGTGAGGATAAAGAACAATGAACGAATTAGAAAAACTAAAAAAACAAATAGAAGAAAATTATTTAATACCAATTAATTCATTATATCAATTTATTGAATTAGAGCACTTAGACTCTGAAAATAAATACAAAATATCAGAAGATGAATGGGAAGAATTTGTTGAAAATAATCAAGATTATTTCGCTGAACAATGCAGTTTATTAGCTCAAGATTTGTTTGCTGATTTTGTAAGCGATAGAGGAAACTAATGAGTATTATACAAGATTATGAAACAAAAGGACAAATATTAGATGAAATTAAATCTATGACACTACAAGAATTTCAATCACTATTACATCAACATAGATGTGAATATGATGAATTATACGATCACATTAATGTAGGGATAGAGGATATGGTTCAAATACTATTTGAAGAAAGAGCTAATGATAATTAAACAAGAAAAAAAGGAATTTATCAGTAATGATAAATATCGTTTTAGTAATGGCAAGTCCTCATACGACTATGAAAGAGAGAGGTCTATGCGATTAAAGGAACGCAAACGAGTTAATAAGATTTTATCTTATGACTATTTTAGTAATAATAAAAGTGAGGTAAATAATAATGATTAATGAAACTTACGCAAAAACTGAAGCCAGTGATGAACATATAGAAAAAGTATGTAGATTATCTATTGCTGATTTATTTGAACTAGCCGACAATGATTTTATATCACATGATATAGTAAATGATATTTATTATAAATTGTTGGATTTAAAATCAATTAGAAAACATTTAGAGGTAAATAATAATGAGTAAGGT